CTCCTGCAGAGTGCGTAACTGCGCCTCCAGCTCCAGCGTCTGCGCGCTGGCAGTATCGACACTTTTCACGCCTGCTGGCGTTTTCACTGCTGACGGTTTTTTAGGCTTCTTCAGCGAGTCGTCGTATTCCTTCTTAGCGGCTGCCATCAGAATGTTGTAATCAGCCTGGAGGATACGTCCGTCTTTGATGGCCTGATTATATTCTTTCTGTTTTGCCGTAAATTTATCCAAAGCTGATTCGGTCTTTGAATATGCAGCCTGCGCCTGCGCGGCATACTTCTGGCGGTCAGATTCAATCACTGCCTCGCGGGCGGCGTTATCCTCAGTTGCCTTTGCCACACTGGCCTGCTGCTGAGCCATTTCCAGTGCAAGGCGGGCAGACTCCCGATCGTTCCAGTAGCTGGCGCGCGCATCATCATTGACATAACCATCACCTTTACGCAGATTCCAGATTTCATCCGCCCGCTTAAAGGCCGCTTCCGCTTTGGCAACCATCTCCTGCGTGGTGTCAGGCCGCCCAATATCGAGCGCCGCATCCCACATCGATTTAAAGGCACGCTTCAGGCTGTCGGCAGCAGTCTCAATCGACCCCATATTGTCGCGCAGGCTCTTTGTCTGTTCGCGAAAACCGTTCGTCGCCGCATCATTAGCTGCCTGTAGAGCCCCGGCCTCATCCCCGGCACGCTGCAGTTGCGCCACATAAGCAATCTGTTCCGCGGTAACGTTGTGGAACTGTTGCGCCATAGCAATAAGGCCTGAAGTCGGATCATTCGTCAGTTTGCCAAATGCCGCTGCCACCTTGTCGACCGGCACGCCCGACGCATCGGTGAACTTCGCTACCGCCTGACTCATCTCATCGAACCGGGCACCGGCACGCACTCCGGCGTTGACCAGCTCCGTCAGCGCGCTGCTGGTCTGGTTAAACGTGAGTCCCGCCTGCTCGCCGGATTTCGCCAGCACCAGCATGCGGTTTGAGGTCAGCCCGGCAGTGTTACCGGACAGGACCAGCGTTTTGTTGAAATCAGACAGCGTGGACGAGCCCTGATACCAGGCGTAAACCACCGCTCCAGTGGCGGCAGCCAGCGCGCCAACACCTACCATCACCGGCGATACGGTGCCCAGCAACGCCCGAAAGGTCGGAATAATACCGCCGAAGGAGTCTTTCACCTGACCGCCCTGCTGCAGCAGGATAAGCCACGGACTCTGCCCACCGGCCAGCTGGGTGGCAATATCCGTAAACTGCGCAGGCAGCATACGCATCGCCGCGTTGTACTGTCCTACAGAAATGCCGGCCTTCTTCGCGGCGCTCTCCTGGCGGGTAAATGACTGCTGCACCTTCAGCGCCGAGTCATTCGCTGCGTCACCCGTCTGCTTAAACTGCCTTTTTACGTACTCCATCTGCTCGTTGAACTTTGACGAATTAACGTCAAGGTTAACGACCAGGTCACCCACTGCCGTCTGGGCCATAGCGAACACCTCCTGAAATGCCCTCGGCCTTTGCCATCAGCACAGCGTCACCAGGTTCATCATCGGCAATATCCTCCGCAGAAGGTGAAAGCAGGCTGAAGCTGGCAGGGGTTGATGTGGTTTTGGGGTCAAGCGCGGTAATGACGATATGCATCAGCGAGGAAAAATGTGCATCCAGTTGCACATCATTAAAAAAATTGTCCTGGTAGAACGTTCGCCAGTCGGCGTATTCCGTTGACGACATACCAGCAAGCATGGCGCGCCAGTCCGGGCGGCGAAATTCACGCGCCAGTTTCAGGACGAATGTCAGCTCGCTGGCGAGGACTTTTCCAGACTGACCGGCTCAGTCACAGCAACATCCTCTGGATCATTCGCTTCCTGCAGCGGCACCATGCCGGACAGCAGCTTCACGCTGTACTCTGCTGCGGAAACAATCTCCAGCGGCCAGGTCATCAGTACTTCATTCTGGATCTGCTCAACGTCTTCTTTCGGCGTTTTGTGCGCCCCTTTCAGGGGATGTCCATGCCATAAAGACATGGCCACCAGCAGTGCGCCGGATTTAATCGTCATATCCATCGCCGCCTGCATGTCGGCATCGGTGATACTTTCCAGCGTCTTCAGGTGTTCAAGATGCTCAATACGCTGCAGCGCCGACAGTTCGTAGAGCGTGACGGTCTTGCCGTTGCGTTCGAACGGCTCACTTTTTAAAAACATGGATTACTCCAGAAAGCGGGGCCACAGCCCCGGAAGTCAGGCAACGGTGACTTTACAGGTCGCGACAAACAGCCCGTCGTTAGTCATCACAATAATGTCAGCGGTTCCGGCTGCAATACCGGTTACCGTCAGCACCGTACCGGCGACAGTCACCGTGGCTTTACCTGCATCCGTGGTGGTGGCCAGGAAAGATGGATCGCTTGCGCTGGCTGGCGCCACGGTGACATTCAGCGTGGTGGTGGCAGCAACCGCAACGGTGGTGGTCGATTTATCCAGGCTGACGCCGGTTACGTCAATCACTGCAGCAGCGCTGTCTTCAGCAAGACCTGGTTTGCCGTTGTTGCTGATTTTGACAGAACGGGTAATGGTGTCTTTTGCCGTCACCGTTTTACTTAGGCTGCTTACCCAGCCACGGAACACATCGATGGCGCCATTCGGGTATTTGATTTTGTACGCCAGCACGGTACCGTCATCAAACCAGCGAACCAGATCCTGTTGCCCACTCTCGGCAGGTTTCCAGGCCAGCGTAAAACTGGCCTCCCCCGCCGATTTCTGGCCCTGTGAAGTGGACGTCCAGTCAGCATCCGCATCATCCAGATAGGTGTCGTCGTTTGATTCGGCAGTCAGTTCACCGGGCTGCAGGTCTTTAATCTTTGCCAGGCGCGTCCAGTCAACATCCGATAATGGGTTAGCGAATGGGTTGCCCGACCCGGAATAAATCCAGAGCGTGGTGGTGGCACCCTTTACCGGCGCCAGTGGGTTTGGTGTAGTCATTACGTCCTCACATTTCGTAAGTAATGGAATATTTCAGATCAGCCGAACTCCACAGCCCAAGATCTTCATCGCGCTGGTAGTCATACCCCTGCTGCACCATGTTAGTGATCAACGCGGAAAGTTCTGGCACATTGCCAAGCACCGGATAAATACGTGATTCCATCCAGTCATCGAGCTCGGAATCAGGTACCTGAGCCGGTAAAAAGATTTCGATATGCAGCGTGGCCTGCCAGATATCAGAATCCAGTTCTTCGCCGGTATACCCGGCATCCGTCAGGAAGACAGCGACCGCCGGAAAATCCCCCTCCTCCAGTACCGCTGGACGTCCGTCAAAATAGAGTGCGTCTTTACCAATATGGCTCTCCAGCGCATCAATAATCGCCTTTCTAATATCAGTGTGTTTCATCGTTTCAGAATCAGCCTGAGTTGGTTTTTAAGGGATGCCCGAAGTTCTTTAGGCATATCCGATTCCATTAGCTTCGGCAGCTCATCTTTAAATGCGGTCGTCAGTGGCGCTGCCAGTGGAATGCTGACCACTTCAATCGGGTAGCGGGGTCTGGATGTCCGTCGCATCACATGCCATCGGCCATTCTTCAGTTGCTGAATAAAACCACCAGGGAAACGAAAAGGGCCAATTCGCAACACGCTATTGGCCCCTTTTTTGTCCCGTTTTCTGCGGGATAACCGTACGCTGGCGGTACCGAGCTTTATCGCGGGCAGGTTGCCCCGGTTCACGCGAATCATTGCCATCGGCTTTTTCGCCGTGGCGCGTTTTATCCTCGCGCGTTGTTTTACCAGTTTGCGTGGCACCCGCGTATCTTTCGAGACAACGGCAACGCTTCGACTGACTGCCCGGGTGGCGACACGGTTAACAGCCTGCGCTGAGGCACGCGGAACCGCCGTATTGCTGATGCTGTTCAGGTTTGCTATAGCCTGTTCAAGCCCTTTTAAAGACATAGTTTCCCCTTAACGGCGCCGGGTCGCTGCGGGAGGAGAACCCGTACCGAGCCAGACATGGCAGGATCCGCAGTCATCAGGGCCAATACGATCAACCCAGAAAGGTTTTCCGTTAATATCCAGCGTATCCAGCCGCGCCAGCTGCACAATCGTTGCTGATTTCACAAACAGCGACGGGCTGGTCCCCTCGACACGGATACCGGGTGTGGCGTAACCGATATTTTCCAGATCATCGAAAACACCACTCAACGTGACGCCAGAAATCGCGCCGGACGTTACCGTTGCAGAAGTCCCCATAACCTGCCGAATAGTGTCATCAGCCTGTGTTATTGCAGCATCAAAAAGGTTATCGAAATCAGCCACACAGCCCCCTGCTAGTGCTCGCGGACCAGTCCGAGTGCAACCAGGCTGGCCGCATCCGCTTGTGTCACGCGGATCACGGTTCCCGACTCCACAATAGATACCCGTTCATCGCGTGTCGCGTGCAGCGCCTCAATGTGCAGCGTGGCCAGCGTTTCGACGGCCATCAGCGCGTCATCTGTTCTGCCGCTTAACACAGTATCCACTGGCGGCACGGGTTCTACGGCGCCGGTGGACGCGCTACCATCACTCACGCCACCATTTTCAACACTATCGGTATCAGTGCCGTCATTCAGTTCTTCCTCCAGCTCTGTAATGCGCATAGAAAGCTCCTGAATGGTGCCACTGGTATTCACTTCCCGACCAAGCTGCGCGCCAAGCTCATTAAGTCGCGCAATCAACTTTTCTTTTTCAGTCATAAGAACAACTCCGAAACAGGGCCCCGCAGGGCCACAGAATAGACATCAGGCGAGTTTGACTGACACAAACGCATCCGGGTCAGCCAGCAGCATCAGCGGTGCAGACTGGATCATGGTGAACTCACGCGCCGGATCGCCTGTCTGTACCCAGTTTTTCGGATAACGCGTGGAAGCGTTAATGCCTTCACGCTGGGCATCCACATCCTGAATGCAGCCGTAGGTACGCAAACCGCGCGCCTGGGTATTGCCCAGCACCATGCTCAAATCCGGCAGGTAGTTCTTTTTAGTGTCGTCTTCAATGTATTGCCCGGAATAGACGACAATGGCCACATCACCATACATTCCCTTATAAGAGACCGCTTCACCCAGATCCTTCAGCGCCGTTTCCAGTTCAGAGTTAGAACCCCGGCGGGTGTCGAGCTTCTCTTTTACCGCTTTGAATGAACGGAACAACGCCCAGCCCTTCGGATCAAAGACGATGATATTGACCACGCCGCTGGCGTTCAGCGCATAGGTTTCAATATCGTCAGTGGGGTCATAGGTTTCTTTGTCGCGGGTGCTCCATGCCGCAGCGCCTGCCTGGATGATGTTGTTTCCGGCACTGCGTCCCATATCCACCTCAACCGGTTCAAACGCTTCGCCGGTCATGGTGTATTTACCGTTGAGGACAGCAGCCACCGCCTGTTTCTCTTCCACCTGGGCAATCGCCAGCTCCTCATCCTTCATGTTCTGCAGGATAATGCGACGGCGGCGGTAGGCCGGGTCATCCAGATTTTGCGGATCTTCATCCGGCAGGCGACGCAGCGTCATCTGTGGGTTTACCTCGTGCTTGGGTTTGACGTAACCCGGCGTAAACTCTGACGTTGCGCCGCCGCGGGAGCGGATAACCTTGCCGGAAATAACAGGCGAGACATACAGCGCCATGTTGACCATGCCCGGGATTTGCGACAGATACACCTTCTCGGTGCTGAAGGGATAGCTTTCACGGAAGAAGATACGCAGGAAAAGCGGATCGAACTTGAATTTCTTCTCATTGACCGCCAGCAGTTGGGCCGTTGTGTAAATTGACATAGATTTTTCCCGTAAAAAAAGCCGCGATGGCGGCTTCTGTGGATGATGGTTAGTGTTAAGTCGGATGTCAGACGATACTGATGGCTGTACCTGCGAATGCGTTGCGTTTGATGTGTTCATCCGTCACCGCATCCGGCCAGAGCACATCTTCAATACGGAAAGAGCCGGACTTATAGAATGCCAGTTCAGTGCTGCTCTGGTCGGCAGACACCGCCAGAACGCCACAGGCAGCCCCCGCATGCTGGCCATCCCAGACGGTCAGCTTGCCGGAAGTGGCATCCAGCATCAGGGGCGTCATCGCCGGTACTGCTTTCGTCAGTTCACCAGGTGCAAAACCGGTATGCGCCGGATCACTGTTCCCGAGGGGCTGATTGTGCGTAAATTGTTCAGTGTTAGACATGTTGACCTCTTAAACAGGCGTATTTAACAAATCGTCACCCGCTTCGGCAGAAGCGCTACCTGCCGTTACGGTGCCGGGTGCGGTTTCCATCAGACGATCCAGCGCGGTATCCGTACGCGCCTGAGCACTCTGAGGAGCCGCGGCAAGGATGCGCTGGGCACTTTCCACCGTCATTCCCGGCGTTTCTGCCAGCACGCGCGCCTGTGATTCACGCCCTTTCGCCTCTTCACAGTTCAGGATCCCCATAATGCGACCGTTTTCGGCTGCGACAGCCGCTGCCACCTGGCTGCTGATATCAACAGTTGCGCCCGCTTCAGGGTCAGTAACGACCGTAGCAGGCACGTCAACGGTGGTCACGGTCTGGTCAGCAGATGCTGCTGGTTGAGTGGTATCTGCGGATGCAGTAGTACCTTTCATGCTTCCTCCTCGGGAAATCATCGTTCGTTTGTTAATTGCATCGCGCATAACGTTCAGCGCATCCATGTTGTTGACCAGCTGCTCCGCCAGGCCGTTGTCTACTGATTCCTGGCCTGAAAATACAGCGGCTTCAGTATCAAGAACGGCCTGAACCGACATGCCGGTATAACCCGCCACCTTTTCAGCGAACATCTGCCGGGTAGCGTCGATACGCGCCTGAAAATCTGCACGTACCTCTTTGGGTAATTTCTCGTAGGGGTTCCCGTCCACCTTGTGATCGCCGCTGTAAATCAACGTGACCTCAACGCCGCTGGTTTTAAGGGCGGCGCCGTAATTGCTGTGGGCCATCATGACCCCGATGGATCCCGTTCTGGCCGTCTGCGTCACAAGCCGACGCGATGCCGCACTGGCAATCAGTTGGCCAGCGCTGCAGTTCATATCGTTGGCTAACGCCCATATGGGTTTGATATCCCGCATGCGGGCGATAATGTCCGCACAGTCAAAGGCACCCGCCACCATTCCACCTGGCGTATCCATATCCAGAAGAATGCCGTCTACACCCGGGTCACTGATGGCCTGCTGGAGGCGGGCGATAATGCCGTTATACCCCGTCATCCCTGAGTACGGCTGGAGTGAGCGGGTTTTACTGACCAGCGTCCCGGAAACAGGCAGCACCGCGATGCCGTTGGTAACCTGGTAGCTTCGCGCTGGTTTTGGGCCCATGTCCTCATCATCACCAAAGAGAGCCAGCGGTTCAGCCATCTGCTCTGCACCTAGCGTCACGCCCGACACGGTGTCGGTCAGACGGGTAATACCTAACTGGCCAGCGAGCGCGCAAAAGAAAACCCGCGCATAGGCGGGTTCAAGTAAAAGCGGCTCATTGAAAGCCATACTGGCAATGTGCGGGAGATTACGCAGCTCTGGCGTCATCGGCCCCCTCCTCATTCGATTTTTTCAGTCCAGACTTAAAGGCCGAAGCCGCCCACGCTGGCGGTTTAAGTCCCGCTGCGCGGCGCTCCATCGTTTCGCGAACCTGCTGGGCAAAGATTTCCTGATAATCTTCCCCGCGTTTGGCGCATTCCTTCTCATAGGTGCTCAGCCCCGCCTCAATGAGCATGACAGCCTCCTGCACCTCCTTCAGACCGTCAATGGCCATTCTCCCGGAGCCGATCCAGTCTGCATTTCCCCAGGCGCTTCTCGCCTCCTGAAAACTGAATCGGGCTTTAGACGGTAGTGTCACCACCCGGCGAACAATGGCCTCTTCCAGCCAGCATAAAAACATCTGACAGGCCTGGCGGGAGGCAACAAATTTGCGGCGCCCCATAAAGTACGCCCAGGACTCGTTAGCACTGGCACGGGCGGTGGAATAACTCATCTGCGAATAGTTTCGAGAGAGTTGCTCATACGACACACCCAGCCCTGCAGCAATGTAGCGCAGCAGAGATTGTTCAAACGTCGAATAGCCGTTATCAGTATTCTGCGCTGACTGAAGATTCAGGGAATCGCCCGGCATCAGATGCGGCACCTTCGCGCCGCCGAGACGAACCGGCGCCGCGGTATAGTACGAGGCCATCTCCCCCAGCCAGCCAGTCATCTTGCTTTGCTGCTCTTTACTGTCTGAGCCGAGAATAAAGTCCATCGCGGTTTGCGTATCCAGCTCACTTTCAATCGTGGCGGCATACATCGCCTTGACAATCGCACTCTGGAGCTGCGTATTCTGCAGCGTATCGAGCATTTTCATTTGCTCCATGACGCTGTAAAACACGTTGGCACCGCGTGTCTGCCCATCTTCCAGGGGTTCAAATACGTGGATAAATGAAGGCCGCCCGCCGGGCAGTTCACGCGGGATGTAGGTCCACTTCTGCGCCATCCACCCCGGATAGCCATCCTCGCTGACGTAATATCCCAGCGCGGCGCCACTGTCATTTGTTCTGACACCTGCCCGGCAGTTTCGCGTGTCTCCGACGTTATTGGGGTTGCTGATGCGTTTTGGGCTCACCATTTTGAACTGTGTGCGGAAAAGACGCGTGGAATCACTGTCCCAGGTGGCCTGTGCACATAACTCACCGTTAAACGCATGCATGGATACACCTTCACGGATCATCATGGTGAATGTACGCTTACGTTCCGCATCAATGCAGCAGCAATCATCCTCCGCAAATTCTTTCCAGGCCGCCTCAACTTCACGGGAGAACGCCCGGGCCTCTTCCTCTCCAATGCCCAGAAAACGCCAGCTGGGGCGATAACTGAGCCGGAAAAACGACCCGACAATGTGGTCCTGATGGAGCTGTACCGCGTTTGCCGCATAGCCGTTATTGCGGACCAGGTCGTCAGCGCGCGCGTTACCGCGGGAAAAATTAGGCAATAATGCAGCATCTGCGCTTTCACTCGGTGGATTCCAGGCGCGGAGCTGGCCGCCAAAGCCACCAGCCCCGCCATGATATCCGGCATAATCCCGCAGAGCGGTTTTGCCGTCCGGTCCTAACAAAGCAGGTGTTTTCATGCGTAAAATCCTGCCGGTCCCCGGCGTCGTGGAGTGGTGCCAACCTGTGACTCAAGTTCGGCAATGTATTTCTTCAGGTCACTGACTGAAGTCGCAGTGAACTCAACCCGCCGGCCGTCTTTTTGCACCGTTGCCACCCGCTTTCCCATCATGAGGTCATGCAACGCAGCACGGGCGGCATCCAGATCAGTCTGTGTCGCCATTATTCATCTCCAGATAATGCCCGGGCATAATCAGCCAGGGTTTTGTTATTGGTCCGCCCCCCCTCTTCCTCCAGCAGGCTCGCGAGCAGTGAATCAAGATTCAGTTGCCATCGCGAAATACTGATCCGCAGGGCCGCCAGCGCATAAACGAAGCAGTCCAGCGCCTCATTTCGTCGCTTTTTGCTGTCCCAGACGATTTTCTTACGCCCGTCCACCCATTTTTCAACCTGCTCCTCAGCAGTAAGCTGCTGCGCCTCAGCCAGATCGTAAATTTCGGGGTTATTGGGAAAATGCACGGCACCGGCAAGAGATTCACTCCCTTCCGGCAGAAGTGTAAAGCGGTTATAAATCTGCTCCTTTGCGGTATCAGTCCCCACTTCCGTCAGATAAACGCCGTTCTTGTTGCGTTTACGCGGCATATTCGCAACAGGCTTACCGTAAACGGAAGCCCCTTTAATCGGGATCACGCGAAACAGGCCATGCTTTTTTGAGCGATTGTAGACAATGGTGGGGTCAATACCGCCGATATCCCAGCAGATACGGGATACCGACATTTCCACGCCATTCTTTCGGGGGTAGGTTTTATTAATCGCCTCGTCCACCCTGACGAGGGTCGCTTCATCATCATGACGGCCCATAATGATTTGCCGGTCAATCAGCCAGCTTTCCTCTCCGGGTCCCCATCCCCAGACGCGCATTTCATATCGATCCAGTTGGGAGTCAATCCCGGCTGTCAGATAAGCAACACGATCCGGTACGGATGCCCCGAAAAACTCTTTGCGTTCGGCCATGAGCTCCGCGTCAGGCCGTTCACCAATTTTAGGCTCCCATGTTTCGCCCAGCGTCGTGTTCACGAAGGTTTTACGCTTTCCGGTATCCCCTTTCGTTTTTAGCCAGTCTTTGACGATCTGCACCCAGGTGGTAAACGGGCTGTATGCCGTCCAGATGTGAAACGTCACGCTGTCAGGCGGGTCGATTTCGGTGCCTGTTGATGAAAACCAGGATAAACCATCACGCGTCCAGATCCCGGTGGTGTCGCAGATATAACGAGCTTCACTGAAATCCAGCTCCTGCTGCTTAATGACGCAGGCATTATGTTCACACAGGTAAAAGACGCTGGAGGGTTCGCCAGGTGTCCATTTGAACCCGAACGGGGTCTCTTTGTCGCCGAACTTCAGGTACTGCTCTTCACCACAGTGCGGACAGGCAACATGAAAACGCATGAAATGCCCGGATTCGCTGGCAGCGCGCTCAATCTGGCAAGTTCCCTTTGTTTTTGGCGTTGAACCACGAATAGATTTAGGCCAGACAGAGCCCTCAATACGTTTATCACCCAGAAACGTCGGGGAACCCTCTTTCTCAATATCCTCATCAAAAGCAGCGAGTTCGTCATAGCCGGCAACATCCACTGACTTTTCACGATAGTTTTTCGCCGCCTTACCACCCAGACACCAGAACCCGCGACCGTTGGAGAAGCGTTTCATACTGAGCGTATTGTCCCGGTGCTTTTTGCCATACCAGGGGGCCAGCGCCAGAAGTGACGGAATATCGCGGATCGTTGGTTCAACATGCGACTTCATGAAGTTTTCGGCGTCACCATCCGTGGGCAGCCAGATAAGGGAATTTCGCTGCTTGTGCTGAATAAAATACGCATAAACACCCAGCAACATTTTTGAATAGCCAACACGGGCAGACTTAACAACGTTAACTTCACGAATGTAGTCGTTACCCATCGCATTCATGATCGCGCGCTGAAACGGCAACGTTTCCCAGCGCCCTTCCTGGTAGGCCGACTCTTTGGGGAGATAGTAATTATCGTCTGCCCATTCAACCGCCGTTTGCGGCTCAGGTCGGTACAGCGAAAGTAGCCCTGCGCGCGCAGAGTGCTGCAGCCCCTTAACCTGACTGTTCGATATATTCACTCAGCAACCCCGGTATTATTTCATCCAGCGCAGCTGCTTTGTTCATGGCCTTAATGATGTCCTTCTTCAGGAAATCAATATGTCGGTTTTCCAGCTCCGGGAAGCGCCGCTGAACCGACAGAGGAACTCCATCAAGAATGCTGGCTACTTCTCCGGCCATCCGCGACAGCACGAACGTGCAGAATGCGGTTTCCACCACCTCAGCGGAATCTTTTGCATTTTTTAGTTCCTGGGCGTCTGCCTGCGCCCGGGTAAGGCGGTGACGCTCATAGTCAATCGTACCTGGCTGGAGATCGGATTCCGATGCAAGACGAAGGTCTTCCACCTCCTTGCGTAATTTCTCATTCTCAATCGCCGCGTCGCGTGCGGAATACCATTCGATAGCCGCGGAAGATTCATAGAGGACCTCATTACCTTTTCCGCCGCCACGTGCTACAGGCATTCCCTGATCCTGCCAGTTCTGAATGGTTCGCACGCTGACCCCAAATATTTCAGAAAGACGCTTTTTGTTGACCTCCATGGCCACTCCATACACAAAAACAGAGAAAGGAAACGCCCTCTGGCTATTTAGCCGTTTTTAAGGCTTATCGTTTCCTTTCTTTTCAGGGGGTGTTTGCAGTTAAAACAATGGATTAGCGAGAAGAAGAACGGAAACGGCAAATGCCTGAAAATTTTCATAAATAGCGAGAATCTGCGAGGTCGCCGCCCCGTAACAGGCCGGATCGCCGGAAAGGACCCGCAAACGATATTGATTATCATTTGCATGTCATCATCGACGGCACTGCTGCCAGATAACACCACCGGGTAAACATTCCATCATGATGGCCGTGCGGACATAAGAAGCCTGTTCATCCATCGCTTTCTTGTCTGCTGCCACTTGCTTTGCGACATCACGCGCCGCACATTCAGCAGCGTTTTTCAGCGCGTTTTCGATTAACGCTTCAGTGTTGGCATCCATACCAGGTTTAACTTCGAACTTATCGGTACTGATGGTTACCTTGTTCTGCGCTGGCTCATCACGCAG